GCCCCGCGGGCGGGGAGTATCAGCGCGAGCGCCTGCCGCTCCCTGAGTTTCTTGAGGAGCTCCGCAAGGCAAAGGAAGAAAGGGAGGGAGCCTAATGGCCCGCGATATCCACGATTACGACAGCCTCAAGGAGGCATACGGTGACCTGCTCATGTTCGAGCGGTTTCCCGGTCCGGTTCGTAGCGAGCGCGTCGAGGAGTTCGTTATTCAGCTCAAGCGAGACATCCGAGAATACGTCAATCGGGTTTCCGATTACCGTATTGTCCGTGACGAGCTCGATTCTTTCATCGAGCTTGTCGAGCTGCCCGACTACACCTCCGGCTATTCCGAGGAGCGGGCTCTCTTGTGGTTCAAGATGTACCGGTCCTACCGCCTTTTCGACGAGCTCGGCTGCTCCGGGCAGTTCTTCACCACCAGCGTCAAGCTCTTTCGCCGTCGCGGTTGCTGGTACGCCTATCATTTTGTTTCAGTTGATATGTAAGGAGGTTCGCATGGAAATCAATATCACGTACAAAAGCCCGGAACATGAGGCTGCGTTCCTGTCTGAGCTTCAGCGGATTCCGCACATCGTCAATCCAGAATCCGGGCGTGTCAATCCGTATTGGGGCGCGTCCCTGTATCTGCTCTCCGCGCTCACGCGCTGGCCGGAGCTCCGTATTGCCGTCATCGGTGATGACTACATGGCGTTTGCGGCTGCAAAGGAGGCGTTCAATTTGAGCCAGAACGAGCGCATCGTCGTCGAGCTGGCCGCCAATTTCTACAACGCCGGTCTGTTTTGTATGCCGGGTTTCGAGATGGTCTGCGCCACCTGCGACACGGCTTTCGCGCTCATTCTTGAGGCGTTCCGCCTGCGCCGTGCAAAGCTCTTTTACAAAGATGGGGAGGTGTCCGCAGAATGGGAAGAAAGAAAATGAGCCTCCGGCGCGCCGTCGCCATCCTGCGCCTTGTCGCTGCAGATGACCTGTCCTCCGGGCGGGCAATCGACGGGCAGAATGAGGCTGCTGCCGTTGTGCTGGAAGATTACGAGGAGACAAAGAAAGAGCTCGCAGATTGGGTGAATGCTTCTCCCGAGGAGCTCGCCGATGTTATAGCCGGGATGTAAGGAGGCCTGTACCGTGGCTGCTGTCTATCGGACGTTGTATGAGAAGTATGAGCAAAACGACGTTTTGCACGTCGGGATTCAGGAGGTTGTCGAGGCCGAAAAGGAGATTGACGCATTCCTCAAGTCTCTCGACCGCAACCAGCGCGACCAGCTCGACACGCTGCTGGGGCGTCTGTCTCGCGCCTACGAGATGCAGGGCTTTCTTTTCGGCGGTCTCGCATCCGGCGCAAAGTGGAACGGAAAGACGACTCCCGAACCGGGCGACGGATACGGCCGGAGTGTCCGGGCCTATCACGGCTCAACGCTCGCTCCGGTCTGCCAGATTGACCGCAAGACAAATCAGGTCATACATGAGTATCCGAGTATCGCTGCTGCCTCCCGTGCTACCGGTCTGGATGACAGCGCAATCGGGAAGGTATGCAAGGGGAAGTTGCCCCATGCTGGCGGTTTCCTCTTTCGGTACATCGAGCAGTAAATCTTTCACAGGTACGCAAAAATATTTCAAGTTTTTGCCATTTTGCTCTTGCTTTCCACGCGCTCGCGTGGTATAATATAGTCAGTTGAGGGGGTTGCTCCTCAATGAGTAAGGTGGCAAGGCCAGAAAGGAAACAAAATGGACGACGAAATGAATACCGCCGAGGTGCTTCGTGACGAGGCAAAGGAGAACCGGACCCGTGAAATTCTCGAGCTTATGCGTAACAGCAAAACGCTCGAGGAGGCCGTGGAAAAAGTAAAAGCCCTGCTCAACAAGTAAGCAGGGCTCTCCGATGAAGAACAAAGGCCGATGACGGCGGCCAGAGTTCTGAAACGCCGGGGGAGTGAGAAACAGCTTGCAGATGCCTCACTTCTCCGGCATTTCTATTATAGCAGATTCAAGGGGGATTTCAAGATGGTGTCTATGCCACTTACAGCTCGCATAATCTACCTGCGAGAGTCTCGTGGACTGAACCGCACCCGGTTGGCGCAGCTCTCCGGTGTCTCGCTGCGGACGCTTGAGGACTGGGAGGCCGGTCGCCGGGTCCCGCGCGATGTTTACCAGATTCATGCCGTCGCCGCTGCGCTCGGCATGAGCATTGAGGATTATCTTGGGCTATAATGAATCAGGAGGCCCGGCGTTGTGCCGGGCCTCCCTTTTTGTTATTCGGGCATAAAGCCGTAACCGGCCTCAAATGCCGCTACTTCTCGGAGGTAGGCAACGTGGCCTGCTGCGCGGTCGATGGCGTCGCGCAATTCGCGGTTTTCCACCAGCTTGAGCAGCGCGGTGAGCGTGTCCTCTGCCTGCATGATTTCGCGGGTGTCCTGCGGGTTGACCTGCTCCATGTAGAGCTCATAAATAGACTGTTCCATGCTTGCCTCCTATGCCCGCCAGCGGTCGAGCCGCTGCCGCGCATACAGGATTTGCGCGCGCCGTTCTTCCCGCTGCGGGTGTTTCGGAGCAGCCATTGTGACGGGAGGGCTGTTCGTGGTCCCCGTGCAGCCCTCTCCATCACCTCCCTGTGGGCCGTCTCCCGCAGGCTGATTTTAACTTGCTGGCTATTTGCCTGTAGCTTTTCGGAGTGCTTTCTCCTGCGTTGAGCCGTAGAACGTCACGAGCACGGCTCCGGGGCCTCGATTTCGGGCTTTTGTGGTCTGGCCGTAAAGTTTGCCGCCTAGCCACCACGACGCTTTGCGGGTCTCCGCAGGAGGCTTTCGTCACTTGCTGGGTCATTTTATGCGTTCAGCTCTTTCTCGAGCTGCTTGATGCGTTTCTTCACGGACAATCCGGAGTTAAGACGCAGGCCCTCCCGGTATGCGTCGAGGGCTTTCTGCTTGAGGTCGTTTTGGTCGTATATCTGGCCGAGCTCCTTGTAGGCATTGGAGAGCTGGTATGTGGACATCTTGGGATTCAGGGCTGACAAGCTCAAATAGTCTACCGCTTTTTGTTCCGCCTGCTCCGTGTAGGTCTCTTTCAGCTCACCAATGCAGCCCTGAGCCTTTTCGAGCAGCTCGTAGGGTGACAAGTCTGTTTTTTCTTCATACCGTTTCAGCCTCTCGGCGTTCTGTTCCAGTGTCTCGGCATCCGGGCCATCAATCCCGGCTTTCGCCCTGTTCTTTGCGTCGAGTTCTTTTTCCCAACCGTCGTCGCCCTCGACCTCGTCCCTTGCCTTTTTCAGGATAGCCGCATACTCCTCGTATGGGATGCCCATGCGCTCTGCCGCTTTCATGGCTCCATAGTCCGGAATCTCCTGCGGCTCGTCTGCCGGGACTGTTGGCTCGAGGGAAAATGTAAAGCCGTGCTTCTCGCTCCACTCTGTCTCCCGCTTCTTTGCGGTGAACAGAGTGAATTTTTTTCGTGTCGAATCCACGTTTATCCCGCGAACGGTATTTGCACTCACCTGAACATCTCCGGCCGCGATGGTCGAAAAGGTGTTCGCATCAATAAGCATGGTGCTCTCTCCGCTCGGGCCGTATGCCGTCATAAAAAGAGCCACGCTGCCGTCGTCCGATATTCCACACGCGGCAATATAAGCATCCGCGTCGAAGTAGGCAAGCGGCTTGAGCTCGCCGTCTGTAATATAGCACCGCTTTTCATCAAAGCAAGCCACGCGGCCCGCCTTGCTCGGTGTAAAGTTCAGTTCGGAGCTCGGTTTCTTGTCTCTACGGTCGCGCAATTCACTCTGGATTTCTGCTGCGCCGTCGATTGTTACCCCCCCCGTCCGTTTTTTCCCCCCCCCCCCCGAACAGTTGTTCGTGGGTGAGGGACGCAGTTGTGTTACCCATAACTGTTGTCCTCCTGTTCTGTGTTGGTAGTCGTGCTTTTATGATAGCACCTAACAGGGGCAATGGCAACGGCTTTCGCGCCAGCGATTGCAAAATCGCTGAGTATAATATATTCTCTACTCTACTCTTCTTTACTCTACTCTACTTTGTCGATTGTTTCGCCGGAAATACCCGGAAATGCTGCTTTCAGCGCATATCCGCGCGGATATGCGTTCAAAACGGTATTTCCGCTCCGGTTATATTGTTTTTCGTGGTATTTTGGGACAACTGCGTGTGTCGTCTTGCATGACCCTTTTATCAACTTTTTCCACCAAGTTTTCCACTTTTCGGGTCGTTCTGGTATTTCCGCGCCGTTTTTCTGCGGTTATCCACGGAAATGATAGAAAATGTATCAAAAAGTGCATTTCTGTCCCGAAAATGTCTTTTTACGAGAATAACCGCGCCGGAAATGCTGTTTTAAGTGCGTTTCCGGGGAAGATATTGCAAAAAACGGCAATAAAAAAAGAGCCTCCCGGCCCTCTTGTGCGAGGAATACCGGGAGGCTCGTGCTGTTATGTGGTAGCTGCTGGGGCGTCCTTAGCGAATCTGATTCTTGACGTTCTCGTAGGTCTTATCGCCCTCGATAGCGGCCTGCGTGAAGGAGTTGTTATACCACCAGTTGATGAGCGCGGTGACTGTGGTGATACCAGTAGTCACCAACTGTTCCACGGTGCTGCTCTCGATGGGCAGCGGAGACTTGCCGAACGCGCTCAAAATCTGGTTTGCCAGAGCCAGCAGCAGAGCAGCAGTACGGGCGATAGTGGCGGCGGAAACTTTGTTGTTGTACTTCATAATAGCGTTCTCCTCTCATTCGACAATGGATTTGATTCCGCAACGGGAAACGACTTCCCGCTGTGCGTGTTTGACCTTAGAGGCGTAGTCCAAGGCTGCGTGCATATCACCATTGCAGTGCGCGTCAGGGATGCGCTGAACTGCCTTTGCGGTGGCCTCGCCGAGGGCGATGGCGGCGAGAGAAGTTTCATAGATGCAGATTTGCAGCTCCTCTCTGCTCTTTTCGCGCTGGGCTTCAATGTTCTCGCGCTTCTTGGCTTCTTCGGTCCGCTTTCTCTCGTGCTGCTCGATTTTGCGCTCAATCAGCCAGACAGCAAATCCAAAGATTCCAGACGGCACTCCAACGGTGACGAGAATTTGCCATGTTTCCACTGGTATCACCTCCTCCCTCACAGATATTTGTCTGCGCCTGACAGGGCAGTCCAGCTCTTGGGGCCGCAAATGCCATCAGGGACGAGGCCGTGCTTACGCTGGGCCGTCATCAGTGCCTTTGTGGTAGCCGGGCCAAAACTGCCGTCGTGCGGGATGCCGAGGAGCCGCTGCAGCATAACCGTAGCTGCGCGGTTAGCGGCTCCCTCGCAACCCTGCTCGATGGTCGGCAGGACAAACTTGTTGTAGGTGGTGCTGGGATACACGCCGGGCTGGACGCAAAGCCATGTAGCCTTGCCTCCGCGCGTGTCGGTGTGGACAATGGCGGCCTTGTCGTGCCAGTAGATGCCGACCGCGCCAAAGCCCTGTGCGGCCGCGATGATGCCGAGGGCAACGGGGTTTACGCTCCGGTCATTCGTGCGCCAGTCGGCCGCAATGCCGTAGAGGTGGCGGCTTGTTCGGCTGCCGCCGACTTTCGGGTCTGCGTTGTGCTTCACGCACCGGTAGCCCGACGTAACCTTGATGGCCTTGCCGAGCTTGGTGCGGATGGTCTGCATCTTCTGGACGAGCTCCGGGTCAATCATCTGCGCCGTGCATCCGCACGGACAGGCGAACTCGTACCGCTCGAAGTCTGTGGTGATTTTCGTGTGGTCGTTCGGCTTAAAGGTAATTACGCTCATTCTCGACGTCTCCTTTGTCGGTCTGTTTGAGTACGGAAAATTCTGCGTGTACCACCGCGCGGGCTGCTCCGTAGCCCTCCGGCTCCCCGCAGTTCGTTTCGAGGGAGTATTCCTCCCACCGGTCGAGCAGCTTAACGGTGGCCGTCAAAAGCTGTTCGAGCCTCTCCTCGCGGTTCATTGGCGGCTCCTTTCAGCGGCTCTCGCCGCGCCGGAACAGTGTGTAGTGCGGATGCTCCTCCCCAAACAGCCAGTATCGCAGCCAGTCATCGAGGACAACGGCCGCGATAGACACGAAAATCCACAGAATGCTGAACGGGAGGCAAATCTGCCCTTTGTAGTTGAACGGCATACCGGAGTAGTCCCAAACGCCGAGGCCGAGCCAGACGTTGAGAATCATACCGGTAACGAGCTCCGCTCCTGTCACGATGGCCGAGCCGAGGACGCCCTGCCAAATGAGTGGGGTATCCCACTCAAGCAGGCCCTCATTCAACTCACCGAGAATCAGGAAAAGGAATCCGCCGAGGACGAACATCGTCCAATGGCTATGTCCTCTGAAAAGCACCTCGAGTCCGAAGTATACAAGCCCTCCGAACACAAAGAGGATGGCAGTTTTACATACAGAGTTCCTTGCCATTTCGGTCCTCCTTAGGCGGAGAGCTTGTTGATGATGGCCGTAATCTGCGCCTGCGCCGCGCTGAGAATGTCCCCGACTTCCTTTTCGAGGTCCTCGGGAAGGGCGCATCCGTAATAGATGGAGCCGATAACATTCGGGTCGGTCTCGCGCTTCGCCCACTGGCGCAGCGCATTGCAGTAGGTCGTCTGTTTGGTGACGAAGCTCTTGTATTCGCTGTACAGAGTAATAATGTCTGCCGCGCTGTACATAACGCACTTGCCGCCATCCGGGTGGTAAGGGTATTCGGACGCGCCCAACGTAATGGCCGCAAACATCGAGTCGATGTTCGTCTGGTCGTTGGGCATCAGCGAAAAGTGCTGCGTACCGTCGGACAACTCCACGTCAATGCCAGCATAAATAGAGTTCTGGCAGGTTTCAGAAGCGTCGTCCGCCACCTTCTGTGCCAGAGTGGGAAGGTCGTTTTTCTTCCATTCAATAGCCATACTGTCCTCCTTACTGGAATGCGCCGGAAACGGCCTCGATATAGCCGCCGGTGCCGGATTCGCCGCGCTCCACGCTGACGCGGAAGTTAAACGCCGCGCCGTTGGTGGCGGTCTTATTCTCAAAGACGATGTTCACGCCTTTTTTTACCTCGGTCGTGGCATCCTGCCAGACCGGGGAGCTGTCGAGTGCGTTGTTGGTCACTTCGGCTTTGAACTTCGCATCATCGGGGATGGAGCCGGTCACCTGAAGGACGGCAACGGTGATGTCGCCCTCCACGGTCAGAGGTTCGGCCAGCGTCACACTTGCGGCGTGGACGGCCTTGGTAAAGGTCGCGGACGTGCTGACGGTTTCCTTGCCGTCGCTCACCTCAACGGTGATGGTGTGGTTGCCGTTCAGGATTTTCTGGAATCCGGCAGCGCTGGCCGTCTGCTCAAAGGTCAGGGCCGTGCCGCTGGCAACGCCGGTGCGGGTCTTGGTGGTCTTGCCGTCCAGCTTTTCGGTGACGGTCAAGGCGTCGCCGTCGGCATCCCTGACGGTGTACTTCCACGCAAAGGCCGTGTTCTTCTCGCCAAGAGCTGCGCCGTCCGTGCTGACGGTAGGTGCAGTGTTGACACTGACCGTGCCGTCGTCAGAGACCACGAGTGTAGAGGGAAGAATGAAAGCGGGGCGAACACCATAGGAGTCGTTGGACCAGCCGTAGTCGGAGCCATCGGTGCTGACGAGCCAGACGTAGTTGCTAGTGCCGGTGTACGGAGAGCGCAGCCACCAAATGGCAGCGGAGCTGCCGTTGTAGGCGACACGCTTGCTGTTGCCGCCAGAGCTGTTGCCAAAGTACGCCAGCCGAACACCGTCCTTCGGGAAATAGCCGTTGTCGCTGGTCGTCCAGCCAACCTCATAACCAGACAGCAGGAATACTTTCGTGCTCAGGCCATTGGAGCCGGTGGCAAGGCTGCCGCCGGAACCAGTGCCGTTCTGGTACGGAATCTTGACCTGCTTGATAGCGTTCCGAATATCGGAATCGATCAGGTTGTAGAACGTGCCGTTCAGGTAGGTGTGGATGCTGGAATCCTTGTACGAGTTACTGTTGCCGAACGTGGACGTGGTGTAGATGTCCTTCATCAGCAGCCACGTTCCGGCGCAACTCGAATCATAGGTGCTGGTATTCGGATTGCCCTGCTGCACGACAATAAAATCTTTGGACGCGCCGTTGACCTTGATTTTGACAATGCTGCCAACGGCTTTCGTGCCCAGTTTTACGTTTGCCATTGTTACCTCCTTGTTTTCGTTCAGGCCCACGGCATGATCTCCGCGGGCCGCGTGTTCTGCGATACAGAGAGGGACAGGGCTTTGTGCTGCTTCTTGTAGATGCAGCGGCATTGCCTCGCCCGCCGTCTGTCACGCGCGAGTTTGTTCGAGTTGATTTTTCGATGGATAGGGATTTTACAGTCAAGCAATTTTTCGAGCCGGTCAGCGTACTTGCGGCGTAAAGAGTAAGTATCACCATGGGCGGCATGGGCATCCCACGCATCAAAGCTCCGCAGGATTTCCTGCTTGGTCACTTCGCCTGCGGGGTATGCCGTCTCCCAATATCTGATCTTGTTCTTCATCCGCTTGGAGCTATCCCGGCGCAGCTTTTGGATGACCGCGCCGGTGTCGGTCAGGTAGCTATGGAATCCCAGAAAATCAATACCGTTCCGCAGCGGGAAAATGGCGGTTTTCTGGTTCAGCTCAAGGCCGTAACTGTCCATGAGCGCCCGAACATCCCGGAGAATGCACTGCAATTTCTTCTTGTCCGAACAGATGATGTAGAAATCATCCATGTATCGGCCATAGTATTTGATGCGGTACTTTTCTTTGATGATGTGGTCGAACTCGTCCAAAAACATGAGGGCGAAAAGCTGGCTCGTCTGGTAGCCCAGCGGCAAGCCGTCCTCCATCACGTCGATGTAGATGCAAAGCAGCTCATAGACACGCGGGTCAACGCCGCGCTTGTCCAGCACGGCTTTGAGCTTGCGTTTTAGCTTCCGGTGGTCGATGCTGGCGAAGAAATGCCGCACGTCGCCTTTCAGCACCCAGCCGTCCGCGCCGTGGCCCTCACGGCGGTAATAGTCCACCATGTGGGTCTTCAGGCGCATCAGGCCGTCGTCTGTGCCTTTTCCGGTCTGGCTGGCGTGGCTGTCCCGGATAAAGCTCTTTGTCAGGGCATCATACAGGATGTTATCGACCAGAGCGTGCAGCACCACCTTGTCCACAAATGCGGGGGCGTGTACCATGCGGCGCTTCGGCTCGTAGACGGCAAAGACCTCAAACTTACTTGGCACATAGCGTATCTGCTGCCGAATGCTCCCGTCTGGCTGCCGCACATTGCAGACAGCCAGCTTACGGGAGAGCTTTTCCGTGCAGGCCAGCGCCTGCGCCTCGTACTCGATTGTTTTGCTTTTACTGCGCTTTCCCTTCCGGGCTTCAAGGTAGGCTTTGTAAAGTACCTCAAAGCTGCACAGTTCTTCGTATGTCAAAATGACCCTCCGCTGGTTCGCGTTACGGTAGTGGGCTGCATCCGGCAGGGATGGCCCACCTCAGCGGGATGTATTTATCACTTGCCTGCATCGGCAAGCGACAGGATGCGGTTTCCTTTGATGGGCGCACTGCTTTCAGCTTATGCCTACTCGTCACACGGTTCCATCAGAGCGGGGCGAACACCATAGGAGTTGTTGTACCAGTTGTTGTTGGAGCCATCGGTGTTGACGTTCCAGACGTTGTTGTTATTGTTGGTGTTCGGAGAGCGCAGCCACCAAATGGCAGCGTCAGACAAACAAACCGCACCCTTTATGCAAAGCGGTTGCCCGCCGTGCGTTTACGGTTCCGGGTAAAGGACGGCTTTCAGGGCGGCAGCCTGTTCGGTCAGCCGTTTCCGTTCCGCTTCTGCCCGGAGTTTTTCGGCACGTCCGCGTTCCGACGTGAGCCACTTCATCGCCGGGTATTTTACGTCCGTGACCTTCTTTGTCCAGATACCGGCTTTCTTCGCACTGATGATACCTTCCTCCGTGCAGATGGTCAGGTATTCCAGCAGTAGAGAGCAACCGTCCACGACCGCGCCGATCTTCTCAACGCGCCTGTCGTAGTCGGTCTGGAAATTCACGTTGTTCGCCGCGTGTGCATCCAGCAGGATTTGCCGGGCGGTCAGCCGGATGCCCTCGCCATACAGCCGGAAAGTGCTTTTGGAAAAGCCCTCCCTGTCCCGCGTGTCGAGTGCATGGACGGCAGTGCTACACACCTTCTGGATGTCGCGCACATCTTCGAGCGCTGCGACTTTCTGGATGATCTTCCGGGCATCGCTCCGGCTGATGTCATCGGTGACGATGCGGGTTGCCCTCTGAGTGTAGCGCAACAGCTCCCGCGCATTCGCGCCGACCTTGAATGTTTCAGCCATCAGAACTCCACCCTCGCCTGTTCTGCGTTCCACACGCCGGCGACGGCCAGACCGTCAAGGCTGCCGAACGTGGCAGAAAACGGGTTTTTCGTGACGTTCGTGCCGAACTTCAGCTCAATGGCCTTGATGCTGGCGTTCATAGCTGCCACACTGGCACGGATGTCGCTGTGGGCATTCTCCGCACCGTTGTGAGCGTCCACGGCTGCGCTGATGCGCTGGTCGGTATCGGCCTTTTTGTAGCCGTCCACTTCCCACCGCTGGCTCTCGGTCAGGTGGCCGTCTGCATCCAGCGTGGCAATGCCGCCCGGAATGCCGATCTGGTCAGTGCGGACAACATCTTCATCCGGCGCCTTGCCGGGGCCTGCGTTAAAAGAACCGTATGCCATTTAGGTTCCCCCTTCCTGTGCATCCGTGTATTTCACGGTGCTTGTAATGTGATACTGTGCAGAAATTTTCTCGGTCGGAGCTTTGGCGGCCCTCAGCCGCAGCTTTCCTTCGAGGCTTTCGGTCGCAATAAAGCCCACCGCACCCGCCACATCGTAAAATTCCGGCAGTACCGTAACATCCACAATGTCGGTAGCCAACAGGCCCGCAATGGGGATGTCACAATAAAAATAGCCGGGGGAGGAATCATCCTCGCCCCAGCCATCGACCGGAATCGTAAAAGACACCGCAGCCGTGACATCCTGCTTTTCGTGCAGGATGTCATCGGTTTCCTCGAATCCGTTTGCCGTTGCTTCGGAAAGGTCTCCGAGTGCGGTGTTGCACTGCTTGATGTGGCTGCAAAGCGCGGCAAGCCCTGTGCCCAAAAGCGTTTTGACCTTCGCTTTTGCCATAGAGCTTACCTCCTCATGTCTTAGTCAGCGTCAGCCAGCAGAGCGGCGATTTCCTCTGCGGAGAAGTCCTCCACGTCCTCGTCGTGCAGAACATTCTCCGGCTCGGTGTACACGACGACTTCCTTGCCGTCGATGTTCACATTGCCGTTGGTGGAGCTGGCGGCAGTCTTGGTTGCGCCCTCAGAGACACCGGCCAGCTTTTCGCCCTCGGCATCGCTCATCAGGCGCTTGCCAGCCTCGGCGGCCACAAAGTCGGCAGGCTTCTTGCCGCTGTCGGTCAGGTTGCCCTCGCCGTCCAGCGCAGCGAGGTTGCCGGTGGTAGCACCAGTGACCTTATCGGCCTTGCCGGAAATGTCCACTTCCTCAGGGGTGGGAACATACAGACCGTCGTCCTTCAGGGTCAGAGCGTTGCCCGCAGCAGCGGAAACATTGACCTTGACATCCACCTCATAGCCAGCGATGGTAACGGTGGTGGAAGCATCCTTGCCGACGGCCTTAGCCTTGTAGGTATCCACCAGCGCAGCCATGCTCAGGAAAGAGTAGGTGCAGGAGTCAGGATTCTCGCCCTTGACGGCCAGCACCATGACGGGCTTGCCGTCCAGCTTGGGGTCGGTAGCGCCGGGGTAGGTCGCAGCATCGAACTTGAACTTGGCCACGAAGGTGGTCTTGGTCTGGTCGAGGAACAGCTCAGAGGGGAAGTCAACGGAGAAAGCAGCAGTGCCGCTCTTGTCGGTAGAGGTGTAGAAGTTCACGGTGTTGCCGTCAACGCCAAGAGACTTGATAGCAGCGTTGGCTGCGGTCTGCACAGGGGTAAAGGCGTCCTTCTTAACGAAGGTCTTCTTAATCTCGGCGGTCAGGTTGCGGATGGTGGTCTTGGTAGAAATCTGCTTAGACATAATAGTGTCCTCCTAAAATTATTTCAGCATATCAACGATTTCCTGCTGCGTTTCTTCCTCGTTCAGCAGGTCTTCGCTCGTCATAACGGTTTCTTTGCGGACAGTCAGCGCGTTTGCGCTGTCAAAGTCAAGGCCTTCGCCAATGCGGACGGCAATAGCGCCGCTCGCGTCACGCTTCAAGCCCTGACCGATGCTTACGCTACCGGTTTCACCCGAACCACCTCCTTTCCCGAACAGGGTTAAATTCTGCCCGCTGCTTCTCTGTCATCCCGGCTGTCACATCATCCACCGCAATTTCCTTATGGGCGACGATGGTGACGTTCTCGCCGGTGAGCTGCGGGACGCTGATTCGGACCTCGTGCTTGACGTCCTTGTTGGGGCAGCCTCCGCAGCGAATCGGCTTTCCGATGCTGCGGTTGACCTCAGCGCACTTCTGGCAGGTGGACGGGACGACCGGGCGGCTGGAAAGAATCTTGATGCCTGCGGCTCGCATGAGCTTGGTGAGGCCCTTTTTGGTGAGGGCGTACTTGGCCGGGGTCGCTTTGTGGACGTACCCCTTGCTGTCGCGCCACTCGTCCTTGGCTTTCTCCATCTCATAGATTTCGCCGTCGTTGAGGTTGGTGCTGATGCTCACGGAGTTCATCACCGGCTTTTGGATGTCGGCAATCTCCGTCACGGTCTGCATCGGGACGAGGAGGTTGTACTGAGCTGGCGGGTACTGCTGCGCAATGGTGAGCGCAGCGTGATTGTTCTGTTCGTTCATAATTCACGCTCCTATTGACTTTTGATGTGGAGCGAGATACAATAGGCTTGTCCGACAAGAGGGTCGCGCTTTCGAGCGCGGCTCTTTTTTTATGCCTGTGTATCCGGCTCCTGCTGCTCTGCCGCTGCTGCGGCCTCCTGCTCGTCCAGCTCCTTGAGCAACTGGGTGATGGTCTTGCCTGTCTCCTTGCGGCAGCAGGTCGAGCCCATACCGACGCGACGGGCAGCCGCGCTGCGCAGCTTGCGCGAGCATCTGCCGCAGAGGCAGAAAAGGTTCTGTTCAGCCATGTGGTTCACCTCCTTTCAGTGGTGCTTGAGCATTCCGAAAAATGCGTTGTTGATGACGTGGAACGCAAGCAGCGTGACGCCGAGCACGATAAGCCACTCGCCGCCAAAGGCGAAGTAGCCGCGCGCTGCGTAGCTGGCCGGAATGAGTGCCAGCGCGGCGATGAATCCGCAGATACCGGCCGAGAGGACCTCTGCAATCCAGATGGCCGCAATGAGAATCGCTCTGTGAATCTTCCAGTCCATTTAGTGCTCCTTTCTCTTGAGGGCCTGCGCCGTCTCAATGACTGCGCGGCTGTATTTGCTGCTGTGCTGGCCCTTGCTCCACGCTGATTTCATGCCGCTGTCGCCCATGTTGTAGGCCATGAGAGCCTTGTCCGGGTCGTCGTACTTTTGGAACGCCCGCCCGAGGATGTATAAGCCAGCCTCGATGTTCTGCTCCGGGTCCATCACATCCGTAATTCCGAGCTCTTCGTAGAGCCAGCGGTGATTGCAGATGTTAATCTGCATAAGGCCGAAGTCTCCGGTGTCGCTGACCGCATCCGGCTGGTAGCTGCTCTCCCGCTCGATGACGGCGAGGGCGATTTCAAACGGGACCCCCTGCCGCTCCGCCTGCTCCCGGATGTACCGTTGCAGCTCGTCGCTCATGGGCACGTCGTAGAGGAGCTCCGGCTCCTGTTCGGCCTCTGGCTGCACCTCCATGTAGGCGAGCGTCACATATTCCGTTGCCGGTGCTGCCGCTGTCTGCTGTGCGAGGTTTGCTTCGGCCGTCGTCGCGCAGGAGTAAGCCGCAATGAGTGCGGTGACTGTGCAGAAAAACGCAACGGCCGCAATCTCCATCTTTCTTTTAAGCGCATCCATAATCAGGTGTGGCGGGGGGCCGGCGCGGGGGGGCCTGCCGTAGACAAGGCGCTCACCGAAGGCGCCGTGAGCGAGCCGACCGTCCTCCGTGCGACGCGGTTGAGGATTTCTTTGACCTCTCCGCTCGTCCGGGTCCGGCAGAAGTCGTCGCAAATCTTGATTCGGGTGTTCCCGATGGTGAAGTCCTCCACGACGTTCCCGCTCTGCTTCGCCTCCAACACTTTTTACACCTCCTGTTTTCCGAATTGCTTTCTGTAAATGAGCTTCAAGGTCTGAGCCTTGTTCGTTATCTCGTCGAGTACCTCGAGGTACTGCTCCATGCGCGGCTTTTCTTTCGCGTCGATGACGCCGTCGGCCGCGATGTCGATGATTCCGTCCTTGACCTCCGGTAACGACTTCATTGCCGAAATGAGCTGCAATGTGACCCGCTCGAGCTCTTCCAGCTCAATCGGTGAAATCGTCCCGATGCCGAGCGGGCAGAGGTGCGAGCAGAAATGGTTTTGCAGCTCCGGCGCGTTGTAGGTGTCCGACAGCATCAGGACCTCCTCCGGGTGCGGGTTGATGGTTCCGAGCTCGATGTTGGCGAGCCGTGTCCGGTCGATGCCGGTCACCTCTGACGCACCCTCTCTGCTGCCTAACCGGTCGTTCCACGATGCCGCTGCGATTCGTGCCTTGTAGAACACGTTATCTGCGGCTTTCGTTGCCATTTTAGGCATTTATCCCGTGCCTCCTTTCGGTTAAAATATTTACAAGGAAACGCCAAATGTTTGCTTTTGGCGTCATCATTTCGCGTCAATGACGCGAAACGGGTCGCTTCGGGTTAAAAAAAAGGTCGTCGTAGGGATAGCCGAGGGCCTGCTTGATTTTCAGGCTCAGCTTGAGGGACGGATTCTTGTCTCCGCTCTCAATCTGTGCGTAGTGGCTCCGGCTCACGCCCAGCCTCTCGCTGAAAGTCTGCTGGGTGTAGCCCGCTCCCTCTCGGAGTGTTTGCAGCTTTTTCCGCATTCCGCCTGTCTCCTCCTTTCTGTGTGACCCTTTTGGGGTCTTTCTGTGGTCTATTATAGTCCCTAATTGGGTCAAAGTCAAGTTTTTTTCAAAAATTTTTGCTATTTATGACGCAATTAGCGTCATTTGTCCCCGTGAGGGGATTTTTGTGATACAATATATAAGTCTTAGGGAGGTACGTCTGTATGGATAAGTTTTCTGAACGGTTGGTCGCGCTCCGCAAGGAGAAAGATTTGACGCAGGCCGAGTTTGCCCGCCTCTGCGGTAAACAGCGCACTACGGTCTCCGGCTACGAGACCGAGGGCAAAGAGCCAGATTTCGCCCTGCTCTGCCAGATGGCGGACTATTTCGGGGTAACCACTGACTATCTGCTGGGCCGCGAGGATGAGCGCGCCCACGGTAACGAGGCGTTCCGTCAGGACAACGCAAACTTCAAGCGCAGATATGACGCCCTCTCGAAAGAGCTCCGTGCCGTCGTCTCCTCGACGTTCGATTCGGTCTATGTGCTACTCTCCCGGTGCATGAACGCGCAGAACGCAGCAGAGCTGGCCCTGTATCGCGAGCTGTTCTCTGAGCTGCAAACCGGTCGAGGCGAGATAAAGAGCATCCTCGCTGATTGCGGGGGAGACCTGGCAGATGCTTTCCCGCAGATTATGGAGAAGCAGAACACGCTCAAGGCCAAAACCGCCTCTATTCTGGATAGCCTCTTGCAGGCCGATGTTGCGGCCTTAAAAGACAGCAACAAGTAACCTATTGGCCTGCGCTCCGGCGCGGGCCTTTTCGTTTGGAGGTTATCATGGAGCAGTATCTCATATACCTGCGCAAGTCTCGTTCCGACCTCGAGGCCGAAGCGCACGGCGAGGGCGAAACGCTCTCCCGGCACGAGCACACTCTGCTCGAGCTGGCGAAAAGGCAGCATCTCAACGTGACCGATATTTACCGTGAGGTCGTCTCTGGTGACACCATCGCTGCCCGCCCAATGATGCAACGGGTTCTCTCCGAGGTTGAGCAGGGCGTCTGGTCCGGCGTCCTCGTCATGGAGGTCGAGCGTCTGGCGCGCGGCGACACCATCGACCAAGGCATCATCGCGCAGACATTCAAGTTCTCCGGGACAAAAATAATAACCCCTATAAAAACGTATGACCCTGACAACGAGTTCGACGAGGAGTATTTTGAGTTCGGCTTGTTTATGAGCCGCCGCGAGTACAAAATCATCAATCGCCGGTTGCAGCGCGGTCGCCTCGCCTCTGCCAAAGAGGGTAAGTGGCCGTCCGGTCTAGCTCCCTTTGGTTATCGTCGGGTAAAGCTCAAAAACGAAAAGGGCTGCTCACTCGAGCCCATCGAGGAGCAGGCCGCAATAGTCCGTATGATTTTCGACCTGTACACGGTCGGCTTGCAGGACGAGGATGGTTCCTCTCGGCCGCTGTCTCTGGGTTCAATCGCCACGAGGCTCAACGATATGCACATCCCGTCTCCGTCCGGTTCGCAATGGGCAAGAATCACCATTCGCGGAATCATCAAGAATCCGACGTACATTGGCATGGTGCGCTGGGGCAGTCGTGAGACGAAGAAGAAAGTGGTTGACGGCAAGGTCGTTTCTGTGCGCGGCCCTGCCGACCCAGAGAAAGAGTGCGTATTCAAAGGAATTCATCCTCCGCTCGTTCCGAAAGAAACATTTGAGCTCGCAAACGATAAGCTCACCCGGAGTGAGAATACTTCCACGCGCAAAGAAAAGGTTGTCCGGAATCCTCTGGCCGGTCTGCTCGTCTGCTCCGAGTGCGGCAGGCAGATGATGCGAATGATAAACCCTGTCCATCCAGATATGCCGGTCGTGCGCTGTCCTCGTCGCGGCTGCCCGAATTGTTCGAGCTATCTTCCTATCGTCGAGGAGCGCGTCATACAGGGTCTCTCCGAGTGGATGAAAGGTTATGAGCTCGAGTGGAGCTCCGCTGCCGCGTCGTCCTCCGTGTCGTCGGTCGGCGTCCGGGAAAAAGCTCTCGCCAGCGCGGAGGCCGAGCTCCGCAAATTACAGCAGCAGCTCGAACGTACCCACGACTTCCTCGAGCAGGGCATCTACGACACAGACACCTTTCTGTCCCGCTCCCGAATGCTCTCCGACAAAATCGCTGCCGCAAAGGATAGTGTCGCCCGCTGCTCCCGTGAATTGACCGAGGAGAAGCTCCGGGAGACCAGCCGCCGTGACATCATCCCCAAGGTTAAGAATTTGCTCGATGTGTACCCGCTGCTCGAAACGGCCGAGGAGAAAAACGCCCTCCTAAAAGAGGTGCTCGAAAAGGTCGTCTATCAGAAACTAAACGAGAAGCGCAAAAAGAGTCCTGACGGCTTTACCATTGAGATATACCCGCGCATCCCAAAATCCGAAAAATGAAAAGAGAGGGCCGTTTCGGTCCTCTCTTTCTTATAGTTATCCTGTTTAGCCATACTCGTTAAAGGAAAATGAAATTAGTCCAAAACTTGTGGAAAAGAGAATAAAGGAACTTTATCCAGACATAAAGGAAGAACCTAAAAGTGAGATAGAAGATAGTCAAAAATTTGAGGGCTGGCCGATAATTTGGCGGCTTGGAGATGAACTTTTTGACATGGAGATGAAATATCCGCATTCAGAATGGGTGTACCAAACGATTTATCAGGACATACTGGAAAGTTTATCAAGATGCCATGAAGAGATTGAAAAGTGTGCTGATAAA